TGCCGAATACGTCTGCCAGAGTGAGCGCGGACGAGGAAAGTTCCTCTAGCTCCGCGTTGGACACGTCCGCCATGTCTACGACGGACGAAGCCACCGCAGACACTGCGGCGGCCGCTTCGTCCATCGATTCACCGAATCCTGCGGTGAACACCGCACCAGCCACGTCACCCGCGCGGGCGGCTTCTTCCTCAGTAAGGTTCAGCTGGGCGGTGAGACGCGCGTGTGCGGACGAGATGTCCATGGCGGACGAGATGCCCATAGCCAGAGCACCACCGATAATGGCTCCGGAAGCGACCATTCCGGTGGACATGTCGCGGAATTTGTTGTCCACCTCTCGCGCCGTGTCATCGATTCCGGACATTAGTTCTTTATTGTCCACGCCGATGTGGACNAGCAATTCCGCTAGCGTCGCCACCTCGTCCCCCCTTCCCGTCCAACGCGGAAGTAATTGCCTTAACCGCCGCTAGCTGTTCTTGCCACGTCTGGGATTTCCGACTATCCCACTGCGGCAGGTAGTCCTTGGGAGTCGCGCGCTTGCCTTTCTTCGACTGCGCAGTATTGTGCACTGTGGAGGCGATTATTGCGGCCAGAACGTCTTCACGAGGTCCGCCGAGTGGGCCCTCTACCTGCTCGTAGGCAGCCCACTCCGACAGCTCGCGGGAATCGATCCGCTCAAGCAGCTCGCGTACAGTCATTCCCAGGTGCGCTGCTAGGCGGAAATAGAATCGTCGTTCTGGCCTTACTCGGAATTTTTTACGTACGTCTCCACGTCCTGCCGAGTCAGACCGGAAAGTCGCTGGGCGATTTCGAACAGACGCGCAAGAACGTCACCGGATTTCTCGCCGAGTGACTTAATGTCCGCGTCGGAAAACAGGCGTTCGCCCTGTTCGTTCACGAGCGTTTGCGCGAGAAGCCGTGCGCGGAAATTCCGGAACCGCTGTGGCGACGGCTTCCCGTCCGGACCGATCATGGAGGCCTCGAAAGCGTCCCGTTCCGCCCCGGAAAGTCCACGAATACGGACGCGGCCGCCCCATTCGGGGACTTCCACATCCTCATACGGCCGGTCCTGTGCGGCAAGAATCTGGTCTTTAGTGAGCAGCATAATGCCTCCTTATTCGAAATCCGTTGCGGGCCCATACACCGGCTTACCGGTGAGTCGGAACGTGAGCGAGGCTTCAGCCTTATCGTCGAATGGGGCTTCCACCTCAAATCCCGACAGGAACGCTTCGAATTCCCACGTGGTGTTGTCGGGGTCCGGGAACACGATGCGGTACCGACGTGCCGAGTCGTTGAAATCGTCAAACAGGGGATTGTGAACCCCAGGCACGTAGTTCACGTCGATCGACACTTCTCCGGGATCTTTCAGACCACCGATGAATTCGCGCCACCCATCCGCGGAGTCGTGGCTTGTCACCTCGATTTCCTCGCGCTCCGCACTCGGACCGGAAATCGACGTAACATTTGCCACGTGTTCGAACTCTTCAGTGAGGTCATTGAACCGCAAAAACTTGGTCCCGTGCGCATCCATACCACTAGCCATGGCCTACCTCCTCTAGCGCGCTACGATCACGGAAAATTGAATGGGGACATGCCGCAGACTAGGGTCCGGGTCATGCAACGTCTCCATGAAATCCAGGCGTGTTGCGATATGCTCCCATCCCTCGACTGCCAGCGGTTGATGATCCAGCAGCTGGCACACGCGGTCGGCGATCTCCAGTGCCTCCGCGAAACCCCGGTACTGGGACCACACGTGAAGTGTCGCCCGGACTTCGCGGCCAAACCCGGTCAGGTAGTTGTCAGGGATCAGTGTGCATTCCCCGATCACCACATACGGGAATTCGGTGCCCTCAGGAACGTCGTCAAACACCCCGGAAATAAGCGATTGCAATTCGTCATCTTCAGCCAGCGTGCGGTATACCGCGCGCTGAACAGCCAGTGCAGGAAGCATGACCACTCCCTCACCTATACAGCGTCTTTCTTAGCGCCTTACGCAGTCTATTCGGGAACTTCTTCCGCTCCTTGTCCGCCGCGGGACGCGCGAAAGGCTGAGCCTTCATTTTCGAGGTCCCAAACTCCTGCCAATAGCCATAGTGGGCTTTCTTGAAGGAACGCGGACCAACGTTCGCACTAATCCTGCGTTTGTCGGAGCGCGAATTAATCACCGATTTCAGGTGTCCTGTTTTTACGGGAACGCGTTTCAACATCTCCGCCTCTACGGCACGCGCTGATTCGAGNACCGCATTNAGCGTCCCTTTACGCGCATNCCCCTTTAGTCTGCGNCACGCGGCATACAGGGCATCGATGCCCTCGACCTCCATGTAAATCCCTTTTTTCTTTGCCACTACGTACCCCCTTCGGCCTCCACCTGGTGGCAGTCCGCGCGCAGATACACCGCCACCGAAGGCCGCACCGTGGCCACTACGCGGAGACGCTGCCCTGTATCCGGATCCCGCAACTCATCCCCACGCCGCACGTCCGCATCAGGAGCGCAGTACACCGGGGTCGGTGCTTCCGCTCCCATCTGCATGGCGATCGCACGTTCCGTAGGCCGTGGCTGGGAAACGCGGCAAGGGACTGTGGTCACGTACTCCCACGTGGTCACACGTCCCCCTGCACCATCGTCCACCAGGTGTTTGCGGTACACATCTCGCCGAGACACCAACAGCTGCCCTACCGCCACCATGGGACCTCATCCCCTCTTCGGCGTTCTGGAGGATGGGGACCATACGCAGACAGCCTGCTCCGGTCACATGCTGTCCAGTGTTGACGTATCGGCACCGACACCACCCCGCCGTGTCCCATCACACGTGCGATCTCCGCGCGCTCGTCCGGAGACAGCACGGTGCCGACCGGGCGATTATCCGCACGCCACGTGTAGTCCCCGATGGTCTCCGATGAAATCCCCAGCGGGTTGGCGAACGTGCGGATCGCGACACGAAGCACGATAGGCTCCAACGCGGCGGGAAGCGGGGCATCGTCTGACAGCCCCGCTTCCACACGCACCGCGGTCTCGGCGTCCTCCAACGCCGCTTGGACACGCTCGTGCTCCGAGTCAGGCACCGGTTGGGGATACCGCGCGAGAAACTGTTGTACAGTGGGCACGGTATCTCACCACCTATCAGCCAACCACGCCCGGATCCTCAGGGTCTTCGTCTTCCTGGATCACGGCCGCGACCGCGCGCAACATGACCGGGTTCTCCATGTCCACGGTCTTAGAACCGTCAGCGTTGTACGTGATCTCGGGATCCAGGGTTTCTCCCACGCCGACAAACGTGGACAAAACCGACCGGTCACGAGCTGTCGCACTGTTGTAGTCGCGCAGAGCGCGCATGGCCACGCCAGCGTAGGAAATGCTGGAGCCAGAAACCGCGCCCTCAGGAACACGCGGTGCCCTCGTCACCAGCGTGTACGCACTGGGATGCAGGGCAACCATGCGGGCAGGATCGATCGTCGGGGACACCACAACGCGGAAACCGTACAGATTCCCCAGTTCCGCGGCTCGCAGCGCACTCGCATCGCCCGCATAGCTGGCGCGAGTCAGGTTCGGATCCTGGAGAAGGTAGCCCTCGACATCCACACCCACGACGAGCACGCGGCCGGTCATCGGCACGCTGCGCGCGTTCAGGATTTTGCGCAGTTCGGTAATGGCCCTACGGACTTTGCCTCCACTCAGCTCGTCCGGGGTACCGCTCACCGTAAACGCCGGGGTGAGCCCGTTGAATTTCGCGGCGATCAGCGATTCAACACGGTCAGCAATCGCGCGAGTCTGCGGAGCCAGCACCTGAGCGCCAAAATCCACGATGTCGAGAGTCAGCTCCGCGTCGGTCAGGTCCACCGCCGAGTAAATGTGGTGCTGCAGCGCGACCGAAATACTGCCTTCCTCCAGATCCTCAGTCTGGAGCTGGTAGCCCGAACCCTGCATGTCCCGCAGAGCTTCGATGGTACCCGACAGCAGCGACGGCCTCTTGATGTTGACAGTGTCGCCGCGGGCACCGGTGAACTCTGCTCCAGCGTCACGGCCAACCAGCGCGGTCAGGACCAGCTCACGTTCAAGCAGGCCAACCGCGGCCGACGCCCACTTCTCAGCCTTCACAATATTATGAGCCATGTGTCAGCTCCCCCTTCCTAGTACGGAAGCCNCTTACGNATCGCTTCCGCCAACTCAGCGGGACTCGGATTGGAGCCCACACCGCCACGTCCCGGCGCATCTCCCTGTGCCGGTTTCGGACGGGTCACCAGCGCGGGTTTCTGCCTTTCAGCCAGTGCCTCAGCGACCGCGGCAGCAGCGTCCCGCAACTCTTCCTCACTGTCACCGCTCAGCCGCTCCACTACGGCAAGCGGTACGCCGGTTTGCTCGGCCACCCGGGCCCGCACAACCGCCATGCGCTCCTGATGCCACCGCTCTTCCAACTCGGCGATCCGCTGTAGTGCCTGCTGCAGCGGATCCGTGGTATCCTGTTCCTCAGGAGCCTTCCGGTCCTCATCAGCACGCGACTCCGTGGGCGTGCCCGCGCTCGACTTTTGCTGCAGCTCAGCCAGCCGCCGTTTCAGCNTGGCGATCTCCACATCGCGGGGATCCGGACGACGCGGGGCGGACTCCTTCTGAGGGACCTCCTCAGCAGGTGCGTCACCGCTAGCATCCCGAGTAGGCTCCCTGGTAGTGGTGGTGTCCTCAGACATCATGCATCACCTTCTCCTGCCTCGTCTTCCCTACGCCGCTGCTGTTCCAACTCACGGCGAAACGCGTTCAGGTTGGCGTATTCAAGGTTGTCCCACATTGTCGCGTACTGCTGAGACGTTGGATGCAACCGGTAGCGGCCCCTGCCAAAATACGGCTCAACAGTGCACTTACAGCCACGGTGCCAGTGACGTCCCGCACCTGCAGCCCATGCGGATGAGTACACGGGACCACGGGATGCCAACATTGCGCAGAAAGCACAACAGCGCGCACGCGCGATCCTTGCCCACCNCACNCGGCGTGGCTCCGCCTGCATGAGCGCGGCCAACGCGGTACGGCCACCCGCCATGGAGGTACGCGTAGCATCCAGACTCAGCGCGACGAGTGAACGCCGAGCAGCAGCCTCTTCAGCAAGTCCATCCTCCACAAGCGCGGTGGCATACGCCGGACCCCAGCGCGTCACCGACTCGCTCCATGCCCACGGATCCAGCGGATCCAGGATCACGGACGTGAACGGGTCTTGCACACCCTCGGCCGCACGAAACCGCTCATAGTACCTCTGCGCTGTTTCCGCGGACAACCGATACGCGGACGCTACCTCAGGAGCCTGCTCCGCCACCCATGAAGCGAATGCTGCAGGATCAAACGCAACCTCGTCCGTCCACTCCGCCTCAAAGGAGCGAAGCAGGCTCTCCAGAATACCTAACTGAGCGGTGCGATGCGCTTCAGTGAGCACCGCACCAGCCTCAGTCACCGCCACCAGGATCCCCCTCCTCGACAGACAGAGAACCCCCGGAGGCCTCTACAGGAAGCTGTGTTTCGTCACCGCGGAGCAGCGTCGCGGCAACCTCCGCAACATCCGTAGCCATATCCCGTTGTTTCAGCCGTTTCCACCTGCGAATCTGGAACGGCGTAACACCCGGGATCAGTTCCCACAACGCCTCTGCAGGGATCCCCAGCATGGTGGCCAGTTTGCCGAGAGCATCTGCGGAAGCAGCAAGGGAACGCGCCTCTGTGTCGCGCCACACAACACGAGCACGGGTATTCTCCGCATCCTCGAACTGCCCTGCAGCAAACGCCAAAAGACGGAATACACGCGACCATGCTTCTCCGAAAACCGCCTTTCTCTCCGAGACTTTTCTTGCCAGCCCCGCTTCCGCGGCCGCCAACGCTTCCGCGCTAATGTTGACCAGTCCACCAAGAAGATAATGTGGTGGAACTTGAGCAATGGTGGCCATATGTTTAATGGCGGACTCTTGCGACGCAAGATAACCCGTCAAATCCGTTTCCGTAAACTCACCGAACCGCGCATCTTTAGACGAGGTGGTCCACAGTCGGTTCACCGCGGCCTCGAAAGGCTCAATCGGCCGCCCGGTTTCCGGATCGCGGGGAATCTCCACACCAGTAGCCCATTTCTGCTTAAACGCCGCGTACTGCTGAGCGATCAGCAAGCCCAACGTTGTATCGTTAAGGCGGTCCTGCAGCGGGATAAGCGGCCACACCTCGCCGAGCTCGGCGATCCGCACATCCGGATCATCAGTCCACTGATTGCGGAAAACCACCACGGGACACACACCGAACGGGTGAGTCCAAGAATCCAACAGCCTGTACTCCTGGACGTTCCCGTAATCTCCGGACGGAACCCAGAACGACCACACACCCTCAGCGTCCACGAGGTCCCACACATCGCCCACAAGCCCGAGTTCGTTTTTCACCCGGGTCCGCGAACGACGGATCGCATAGTCCGGATATTCCGCATCCGGATCCTCCTGAACCACATACATGGCCAGCGGGGAATACACNCGTGCCACGGGGCCAGGATCACCGGGCCACACCATCACGTACCCNTGTCCGTACGTCANCGCGGANCGGTACACNTGCATCTGGCGTGACAGCATCCCGTTAGCCACCCAATATTCCCACACGTTGAGGTTATCGGGATGCTCATCATCGCGGTAACCCTCGACATAGAGGTTTTGCGCCACCGTGGTGACGATCAAAGGAAGCCAGTTCCCGATAGCCTCTTGGCGAAATCCCGAGAATTCGCCCTCGTGTGAGCGCGGCATGTACGAGGGGTCGTGGAGACCCCGCATGTACCTACGCACACGGTCCAGCGCTTGTTCCTCATCAGCGCGAGATTGCAGCGCGTACGCCAACCGCTCCTCTGCAGTCACTGGACCGTCACCCCTTTCACTATCCAAACCCGAACAGAACCCCAGGCTGTCCCTCGTCGCCACCGCGGTTCCGCTCAGACAAGCGGCCACGCTCAATCGCCATACGACGTGCCTCGCGAGCCAACACCATGGCCACTGCAGCNTCGACNTTCCGTTCCGACTCNCTCGACTCTTTCCCAAGGCCTACCCCGAACGCGTTCGGACGTCGCCGAGCGTTNTTGATGTGGCGGATTAGCCGCACGTCGTTGGCGATAGTGAACGTGCGTTCTTCGATCGCGGCCCTCGTCGACTCGGCAGCACGCGTGAAGTCGCGGAGCCGACCCCGCATGTCGAACGCGACAGAATGTCTCGCGGAAGCGCGGACAGCAAGCCGGTCCCTGTACTGCTCTGCCCACGTGTCCACGTACGATTGCCAGTACGCCACGTCAGCGAAGAACGCGACCACGTCCCAACGTTCGAACGCGGCACGCACCGCCTCAGTGACCTCATCCGTGGGCACCGACCATCCCTGAGCGTCCGGAGAGTCCGGGCGTTCCCAAATACCCAGTGGCCACACGTGACCGGTCTCGATGTCGCACGCGATAAGCGCGGTAGCGTCCACCGTTTTAGAACCGTCAAACCCGAGTGCGATCATCGCACCGTCCGGGATTTCCCGGTCCTCAACGATGGCATCCACCTGGTCCGGACGGACCCAAGCATCCGACGCGGCAACGATTTGGTTGAAGAAGAAGCGCCTGGCTTCCTCGACAGGCTGCCGCGGGTCGTAAACCTCGGNCACAATCCGGTCAAAATCAACCCAGGTCGAATCCCCGTACGCAATGCGGAGTGCGCGGCGCAAGTC